TCCATGTATGTATTCTGCCACTTTCATCACCTCTTACTTTATTATATCATGCTAAAGCTTCCCGTCTAAAGACGGGGGATTTTGACCTGGCACATGGAAATTAAATTGCTATCTCGATAAACCTTAATTATTGAACTTAGTTTTGACATGTTATTAAAATATGGGTGATTCGGATAAATAGTAAAAGTCAGCTCGTTTGCGGTGTTTAATTCTTGCTTTAAAATTGGGCTTCCAACTTGAAATTCATTTAACTGCGAATCGTATAAAATATAGTCATCGCAAAATATTTTATGCTGCATTAAATTTCCCCCTCCTGAAAATTAAGGGTAGCATTACCGCTTGAATTTAAAGTGTTTGCACTGCTTGTAAGCTTTATCGCTCGGAGGTGCGTTCCTGCGCTATAAACCTTTGAATTTATCGTGATTTCAGCTTCATTTATCAAATCCGCATATACCGTCATTCTTGAGTTTTGCACCGTGTTTGTGCCTTCGGTTAAATAAAGTAGTTATATTTTTCTTATACTTAAAAGACTCACAATCGCAAGAAATAACGATTTTTCCAAGCCTTTGGTTCGAATTATATTCATCAATTTGACATCTGCCAACATAATAAAAATCGGGTTCGGACCACGTTTTAATCTTCATTTTTTGACCGTGTAAAAATGAGGAAATATTTATCATTTTAGATTGCCAATCTGTTATTTTATCAATGCTTTCAAAAGTGAATTTTAGCGTTCTGTTTTCATATTTCATTTCTCCGAAACATTCCGATAAATCAAGGCTCCCGTCCATGCCCTCAATGCTCACACTGTAAGTTTTAGGCGAGGGAAGTCCGATATTTTGTTCCGTCAAAATTACTCCGAAATCAGTATAGCTATGCTTTGAAACATTTGTATTCCAAGAAGTAAAAGTAATTTCGTTTAAATTATTCATCTTCCACGCTCCCGACTTATTTCTATTTTTGCCAATTCTTTATTAATCGGCGGTGTTAATTCTCGACCAAAACTCCAGTATCAAGGCAAAGCTGTCGATGTTGAAGTGTGGGAATGTAATATTCAAGAAGCGATAATATTGAATCAAGTTTTCCAAATATTCCATTATTTCCTGCCTCTGAGGTGTTTTTAATATTACTTATAGAGTTAGCGGAACTTGGCAACATATTTAAGTCTGTATCAAAGTTTGTCGGAATTGCTTCTTGCATTTCTCTTTTTACGTTATCCATAGCATTTATAAATCCCTCTCCAACACCCAAAGCCATATTTTTTCCGACTTCTTGTTCAAATACCGTTGAGGGCGAATGTATTCCGAGAGCGGATTTTATGCCGTCCAAGATACCTCTTGCAAATTCCCGAACCTTACTTGTTATCCAACCGATAGAACCTGATATTCCGCTCCAAATCCCTGAAACAATATTACTTCCGATTGATAGCATTTGGCTGCGGTATTTCTCTGACTTTATTAACTATGGCATTAAATAAATCTGAAGCGGCTTGGCGGCCTTTTGATACCATATCCGAACCCCACGCAATAACTTTTTGAACTGCATTTGAAAGCCATGTCCATATTTTACTCGGAAGTTCTCTAACTTGGTTTATAATTTTTGTCATAAAATTAGAAGCTATTTCTGCGCCTTTTGAAATCATATTCGCCCCCCAAGTAACAACTTTTTGAAAGGCGTTTGAAAGCCAATTCCATATTTTGCTCGGAAGCTCTTTTATATAATTAATAACGTTCGTTATAAATTCGGCGGTTTTTGCAATACCTAAAGTTACCATATCTTCAAAAAATTGTTTTAATTTGGTGGTGGCCTCTACCAACCAAGCCCAGATTTTACTTGGTAATTGCGAAAAAAATGTTATAACCTGAGATATAAATTCGGGGACTGTAACTGTTGCAAAATTCCATAAATCGAGGCCAAATTTTATGATATGCCCGATTGCTTCGCCTATAACGAATCCCAAATTATACGGAAGTTGCCTAAACCACTCTAACACGCTCTCAATCCACGCCGGAATTGTTTCGGTAAAGAAAGAAACTATATTATTCCAACCGTTTACAAAGAGTTCTTTTATATAGTTCATCGCATTTCCTACAAATGAGCCGATTTCATCGCCGATATTTCTAAACCAATTAAACATCGGCTCCATAGCTGACATAATATTATCCCATAAACCACTAAGCCAAGCAGAAATCTGTGGCCAAAAATCAGCGAGTGTCTTAATAAGCGCCACAGGCCAAGAAACAATCCAAAGCAAAACATCTTGCCAATGCTCGCTTAGAAAATCTTTGATTTTACTCCAAATATCGCTGCACCAAGAAACAATCCCGTCCCATAAATCACTAAAAAATTTTGAAATTTGTGGCCAAAAAGCAACCACTAAACCCGCAAGGGCTATTCCCAACGCCACAGGCCAAGCGGCAATTGCGGTTCCCACTACTGCCATAACTGCCGATATAGCTGCAGAAATTGGTGGCCCTAAGGCTATAACTGCTCCCACAATAACTAAGCCCCAGCCCGCAATTTGAGCCGCAAAAGGTTCTATTGCTGCCCACAAACCTTCTCCGATTGCACTTATTATTTGTCCGCCAAGCTCTAAAAACGCAGGTATTTGATTAGATATTTCCGTAATTAAAATTTTAACGGTTTCTTTGAAATTACTTATTTCTTCGGATAAATCATCATCGCCCGAAATAATAGACTCAACAAGTTTCCCGAACGAATCTCCGACATCATAAGCTTTGTTTCCTATTTCGCTCAGCATTGGTGCAAAAGAAAGTTTTATTTCATTTGCTATTTCTCCGATTCTTACTTGTGTGTTTTCTAAAGCTGCGGAAAGCTGAGCCATTTTGCCTGCGTCTGTTTGCCCTAAAGCCTCATTCATACCTCCAATTGATGAAGTTATAACCTCCGTTAAGACTGCACACCTTTCTTCTTCGGTACCGTATTTTAAGATTTTTTCTTGTGCTTCATCAAACTTGTAACCGTATCTTGAAAGAGCTCCCGTTTGACCGTCCATAACTTTTCCGAGCATTGTGGCAATGTTTGCGGCTGATTCTTGCGAGGCATTTATTCCGTACTGCTGCGCAATCATATCATTCATAACGGGAATTAGTTTTTCGAGTGTTTCTCTCTTGGTCAGATAAGTAGAAAGCTCTTGCGCTCCGCCAAGCTGAACGGTTTTTGAAACTACTCCGAGCTTTTCTTGGCTTGAAATTAATGCTTCAATACTCTGTGTGTCTTCAAGCCTTGCATCCATAGTGTTTTGCATAACTTGTAAGAGTTTCTGCCTGTTTTCTGTTTCTGCATTTGAAAGCTCTATTCCTGTATTTACATAAGAAATGACGGCTTCTTTTATTTTTTTAAAGCCGTCAATAATTTTTTCAATGCCTGCTTTTATGAAGTCAGCAGCCAAGTTTGCTTTTAAGACTTTCCCGAAAATATTTGTTTGTTTTGCGGTTTCGTCCATTTCGTTTCCGAGTTCATCTGTTGCTTTCTCAGCCTCATTTAATTTATCTTTATTTTCTTTTATATCGCCGTTTAAGTCTTTTATCTGTGTTGCAAGCTCTTTAGCTTCGGCAGAGTTTTTGCCTTGCTCTAAAACTACATTTTTATACTCGGTTTGTAAGGATTTAAGCTCTTTTTCTTGTTCGGAAATTTTGTTTGTCAGTTTTTCAAGTGGCGATTGTGATTTTGTCATTTCGGAGTTTACATCACTTAAATTCTTTTCCATTTTTGTAAGCTCGGTTTCCGCCTTATTAAGCGACGTTCTCCAAGTGTTTGTTCGTTTATCGTTTTCGCCGTATTTTTCGCTTGCTTCTTGCAAGGCTCCCTTTAAAGTAGAAATTTTTTCTTTTTGGTTTTTAATTTGTTCATTTAACACTTTACTTTGTGAAGATAGAGAAGACGCAGATTTATTGTTTTTTCCGAATTCCGCCGTTACTTTGCCCATTTCCGAAGCCAAAACTTTTAAATCTGAGTTTATTTGTGATATTGCTCTGCGATATTCTTTTTCGCCCTCAAGCTTTATTGTTCCTCCAAATGTGTTTGAACCTGACACGTTACCTCCACGATTTATGTTGGCAGCCACTCATCAGAAGCTTGACGAGTGGTGGTTTCTTTTTCCGCAAACAATTGCTTGGATATGCAGAAATTATGATAAGTTTTAAAGTGTGCATATAGTAAATCCCACTTCTTAAAAGTGAAATGCCCGACTTCCTTTTCTGTGAAGCCGAGCATTTTTGTTCCGACAAATAATATCCACGAAAAATCAATTAAATTTCCTGATTCTTCGTGGTTTTTACGTTTTTTGAATTTTCTTTTGTCCTTACGCTTTCACTTACCATTTTATTTATGGTTTTCGCAACTTTCTGAAATCCGATTTCGGTTATAATTCGCCCTGCTTTAGCTGAGGATATGGAAGCTCTTTTTTCGTCTGATTTTTCATTCTCAATGTCAATTCCTTCATTGATTGCTTCGGTGATAAAAAACTTTAAAGCTTTAATGTTCGGTTCCTTTTGATTTCTGATGAGCTCCGACCACTCCGAAAGCGTTCCATATTCATCTTGAAGCGCTTCCATAACATTGAGCGTAAATGCAAGTGGAAATTTTTCCGAATCGGTTTCAAGATAAGTGATTTTATCTATCATAAAATTACCTCCGATTAACTTGAAATAGTAACTTTGGCAACATTAGTAACCACGCTCGGTGCACTTGCATGACTTAAAATACAGTAATAATATTTTGGACTGTTTGCAACGGTTAAAGTGGTAGGTATTGTAAAGCTTGAAGTATTTGCTCCGCTTATTTCCGTACCGCCCAAATTGGAGTAAATGCTGTTTTCATACCATTGGTAATTTATTGTTCCCGAAGATGCCGAAGCAGTTACCGACAAGCTTCCCGAAACAGAGCCTTCCGTCACGCTTGCGTCTTGGGGTTGCGCTGTAATTTGGAGCGTGGCTGTACTTTGGGTAAACATAGCATTTAATGCCGAAACAGCCGCCGATTCTGACGCATAAATTCCGTGCTTTTCCCAATCTCCATTATCATTTTCGAAAATCGTGGCTTCCACAGACGGAGTTGTAAATTCTAAATTATCGCCTTTTGTCTTGGCGTCTGCCATAAACGGCTTGAACTTAACTTTCGGAAAAAACTCTACCTTGTATTTTTTAACTCCGCTAACAATCTTCGGTATAATATGGCCAAAGCCCACATATATCGGTGTATCTTCTGTGTTTGATGTTACAATTCCCGTGCCTGAATCGGTTGTTTTTCCGAGAAGTTCCGCAAATACTGTGTCATCGTCATCATCTATTCCGGCGGTTAAAGTGCCGCTTTTAAATAGAGAAACTTGTTCACGAAGTGCATCGTCGGCATAAAGCGAAGCTTCCGACAAATCAAGTGTTACTTTGCATTCGATTGCTCCCGCAAGTGTTTTTACAGTTCCATAAGTTTGACCGTCTGAATTAAGTTTTGCATATTTGAAATTTTTAAGTCCTATTCCTGCCATAATAAAAAATCCTCCTTAAATTTACGAATAACAAAAATTTACGGGAACGTGATAATAGCCTGTGTCTTGCTCATAAGTTTCGGGGCCGTTATCTGTCCACGTAAATCCGTTTTCCTTTAGTTTTGTTTTGACTGCTTCTAAAATATTTTTAAAATTGCCTTTTGAATAAATATCAATCGTGCCGAAAGCTATCTCGGCGTGATTTTCATCATCATAAAAGTTTTCGGGTTTATCGAACCAAGTGTAATAGGTAAGATAAACATCGGAAGTCCCCATATAGTTCAAAAATGAAATGGGGATTACTTTTCCGCCAACTATAAAATTTGAAAATGCGGTTTCTATAATTGGATTTATATTCATGCGGGTAGCACCCGCTGGCAATTCGCGTAATTAATAAATACAAAAGAATATATATTTTCTCTCGCGTTTATATCTTTACACATATTTTCATCTCCTTACTTTTTGATTAAATGTTTTTTCCATTGCGGCTTTAATACCGCCTTCGGCTCCTTTAATAGCGGGTCTGACAAAAGGCTGAGCGTTTTGGTGTTTGGTGCCGTACTCAATCCAAATTGCTTTGTACCAATTTAGCATTCCGTTTTTATCTTTTCCGTAGAATTTAACTCTCCCGACGGCATCTCCGCTTCGGTTAATAATCGGCTTGGAGCTTTTTACGGAGCTTGCCATACTTCCTGTTTTTCTGTGCTTTGAAGCTGCGCTCCCGATTGAGCTTTGCATAACTTTTGGTCATGTACTAAAGTAGTTTAGAAGAGAATTCAAGAAGATTAATTAACAAACTGATTAAAATTTTGTGCATTTCAAGCGATTTTGAATAACAAATGGTCTTACGTGCCAAACGTTTCAAACG